CAGATTGTGGATTACCGCGTTGACGCCACGCTGTATTTGTATCCCGGTCCCGAGGCGGAGCCCATCCGTGCCGCATCCGAGGCGAAGCTCAAGGCATTTGTAAACACCCAGGCTCGTTTAGGCCGCGATATTCGCAAGTCTGCGCTGTATGCCGCGCTGCATGTAGAAGGTGTACAGCGCGTCGAACTGGCCCAGCCGGTGGCCGATGTGGTGCTGGATAAAACTCAGGCCGCGTTCTGCACCGGCTATCAGATCACGGTAGGAGGTTCCGATGAGTAAACGCCTGCTGCCAACGGGTTCATCAGCCCTGGAAGTTGCCGCTGCTGAAGCCTGTTCTGCGCTGGAATCCATTCCTGTTCCTTTGCGCCAGTTATGGAATTCGCAGACCTGTCCGGTGGAGCTACTGCCTTACCTGGCCTGGGCCTGGTCGGTGGATCGTTGGGATTCGGGCTGGAGCGAAAGCACGAAACGCAGCGTGGTTGCTGCATCGGAATATATTCATAAACACAAAGGGACGATTGGCTCTCTGCGTCGTGTGGTGGAGCCACTGGGCTACCTGATTCGCATTAAGGAATGGTGGCAAACCAATGAAGCGCCCGGCACCTTTCGCCTTGATGTCGGCGTACTGGAAACCGGTATTACCGAAGCGATGTACAACGAGCTGGAGCGGCTGATTGCCGATGCCAAGCCGGTGAGTCGCCACCTGACTGGGTTATCCATCAACCTGGACAGCACCGGCACCGTTCCTGTTGCGGCCGCCAGTTACAGTGGCGATGAGCTTACTGTTTACCCCTATACACCTGAAGTTATCACCGCAGGCGGTTCCGGTTACACCGGCGCAGCGGTCCATCTTATTGACCTGACGGAAGTGAGAGCATGACAACGAAATATTTTGCCCTACTGACCAATCAGGGCGCGGCAAAGCTGGCCAATGCCGCGGCCCTGGGAACCCAACTGCAGATTACCCAGATGGCGGTGGGTGACGGCGGCGGTGTTTTGCCTACGCCCGATCCTGCGCAGACCAAACTGGTGGGCGAAAAGCGCCGTGCCGCGCTGAATTCGCTGAAGGTGGATGCCGCGAACAGCAGCCAGATTATCGCTGAACAGATTATCCCTGAAGGCGAAGGCGGCTTCTGGATCCGTGAGATTGGCCTGTATGACGCCGACGGCGTGCTGATTGCCGTCGCGAACTGCGCGGAAACCTACAAGCCGCAACTGCAGGAGGGCAGCGGTCGTACTCAGACCGTGCGCATGATCCTGATCGTGAACAGCACCAGTGCCGTCACGTTGAAAATTGACCCTTCAGTTGTGCTCGCCACGCGCCAGTATGTGGATGACAAAGTCATCGAGGTGAAAGCCTACACCGACGATGTGATGAAGAAGCACGTTGATGCGGCCAATCCCCATAGTCAGTATCTGCAAACGGCTAAAGCGCTGGCAGAAATTAAAGACGCGGGGCTGGTGGCGGAGGTTCTTAAAAACCTCGGTTTGGGAGAAGGTGCTCCACTCATCGGTTCTCCTTTTGCATGGCCGCATTCAAAAATGCCCAATGAGCTGTTTGCATCAATGGCTGGAATGGTTTTTGTCAAAGCTAATGGTGCTTCATTCTCCAGTACAACCTACCCTAAACTGGCTGTACTTTATCCGGGGTTGAAATTGCCGGACTTACGCGGCGAATTTATTCGTGGCTGGGATGATGGTCGAGGTGTCGATAGCTCGCGCAACTTGCTTTCATCCCAAGAAGATATGTTTAAGTCCCATAACCACAGATTTGTAAACGAATATGGTACACCTACGGACCGGATAATCGCGTACACGGATGAAAATAACGAAAACGCTGAGGCAAATAATGTAAGTGGTGTACGGGCCTGGACGTACATTTTCATGGAGAAAACTGGTGGCAATGAAACCAGACCACGTAATATTGCATTCAATTATATTTTGAGGGCTGCGTAATGTTAAAAGCTCAGTTAGATAAAGATTTCGTCGCTATTAACGCTGGGGAAATTAGCGTTTGTAATTATGATGGTGTTTCACGTGAATACCTTTCAACCATCACTGAAATTCTTGCTAAAGGAGTAGGCCTTCCTGCTAATTCGTGTATCGATGCTCCTTTAGAGAAAAAAGAGGGCATGGTGGTTTGTAGAACTAAAGACCTTTCTGCGTGGGAGTATATCAACGATCATCGTGGTGAAACTGTTTATGACATTGAAACAGCAAAGCCATTTATTATAAATAAACTGGGTGATTATCCGACCAATACCACTTCAATAGTTCCAGCTTCAGACTTCTGTAAATGGGATGGTGAGAAGTGGGTTGAGGATATATTGCTTAAACGTGAGGCCGATAAAATAAGTGCAGAGAAATATCGAGAAGAGATTTTGAATGGCATTGATAAAATAATATCGGACTGGAAGATTGAACTTTTACTTGGGGATATAAGCGATAGTGACAAGGAAAGACTTTCAGCATGGATGATGTATAAAGCTTCAGTTAGAGCCGTCGATGTATCGACAGCACCTGAAGTGTTATGGCCGCAAAAACCGGAATAATTTCAGTTTTTCTTTGGAATGACAGATAGCGAAGGTCGCTATCTGTTAAATCACTTCATTTAGAATCGTCCCTTCATTATCTGGAGAGGTAAATATAGCGATCGATTCTCTTTTTAAATTATTTAGACTCCACATATACAAGAATCTCTCTCCATTATAAATTTATATTTTCCAAGGGGGGCCCGACTCGAAAACCTGGCTACCTTATATCAATAAATAATATATCTTTTTCAAAATATAAACTGGCTAGGGCTTTCCCTGTAAAAAGATTGACCTTGTTATTTCATAGGGTGGGGCGATTAAAATCAGTCCTAAATAAATACCAGAGGCATTAAATTTATTTACCCCAGCAATTTTTTCGACATCAATCTAAGCATCAAAAGATGGTATATGCTAGTAGCCGTCGGTACTTTGACGGCTACTGAATTCGCATATGCCATCCAAGCTAATAATTTCGCTTTACCATTATCGTTAATGTCACAAAACAAAAGTACAATCTTTCAGTTCGAGATAGTGCCATTGATGATTTTAAAACATCTTTTCAATGCCCCCAGATATTTTACATTAAGGTTTAATATTTTCATCAGTTACTCATACAGCCTGTGCTGTCTCACCAAGAATGCTGAAGCAGGGCTGAATAAGTCATTACTTAGCCCTCACTATATAATTGAATGCTAAGTTACGTGGTCTTAAACTTATACCTTTCGATATTCCAGATTTTATGCTGGTAATAATGGTTGCATTCATACCATTATCTGAGATCGCGCCTTCATAATTATTTGGATTAGTTCCATCTGGCATTTTGAAATCATATTGTTGCATATCAAATAATGAATCTTCATTTTTGAATCCTAAACCGACTACACCATTCGCCCCCGTTGCGTCTTGGTTATAGTAATCAAGCATCGCGGTTCTTAGGGTCGTTGACTGCTGCGATGTTAAAATTCCTCTGCTGATATCGACACCACGCCCAGCATCCCAACCACGAATAAACTCCCCACGCAAATCCGGTAATCTAAGCGATGGATAAGCTTTCGCCAGGAACGGGAAATCAGTTGCACTAAAAGCGTCACCATTACAGGTCAACCAGCCTGATGGTGGTATTTCAGACGGCCATGGAACAGGCACCCCAACGGGCAAAGCAGAGCCCTCTCCCAAACCGAGGTTTTGATGAAACAAACCCCTGGCCCGCCTCACCTGCACAATGGCAAACTCCTCACCTTTTACCGGAGAAAAAACGATGCTGATTGGCTATGTCAGGGTGTCAACAAATGACCAAAACACCGATTTGCAACGGAATGCGCTGCAGAGCGCAAATTGTGAACAGATTTTTGAGGATAAAATCAGCGGAAAGACCAGTGAACGGCCTGGTTTAAAGCGGGCGCTGCGGACGTTAAAAGAGGGCGATACTTTGGTGGTGTGGAAGCTCGATCGACTGGGTCGCAGCATGCGTCACCTGGTCATGCTCACCGAAGAGCTGCGCGAACGCGGGGTAAACTTTCGTAGCCTCACGGACAGTATCGATACCAGCACATCGATGGGCCGCTTTTTCTTTCATGTGATGGGCGCACTGGCGGAGATGGAGCGCGAATTGATTGTCGAGCGAACGCGTGCCGGGCTGACCGCAGCGCGTGAAAAAGGGCGCATTGGTGGCCGGCGGCGCATTATGACACCGGAAGTCGTTGCCAGAGCGGAACGCATGATGGCGAATGGCGCCACGCTTCATCAGGTTGCGTTGGTATTAGATGTCTCACCCAAAACGATTTATCGTTATATTCCAGCGCCAAAACAGCACCATTTACGCGGTTCTTCTTACTGAACGATCAGCAAACCGCAATCGAATGCATCCTTCCCTCTGACCTGACAATCTGAGCACACCCTCAACACGGAGTGCTACAGATGTCTGATTTTCATCACGGTGTCCGCGTCGTCGAAGTCAATGACGGTACACGCACCATTTCAACAGTTTCAACCGCCATTGTTGGCATGATCTGCACCGCAGAAGATGCTGATGCAACGGCGTTTCCTCTTAACACACCTGTCCTGCTGACCAACGTGCAGGCAGCCGTCGGTAAAGCCGGTACAAAAGGCACCTTAGCGGCAGCGCTGCAGGCGATTGCTGACCAGGCGAAGCCGGTTACTGTCGTGGTTCGCGTTGCAGAAGGCGCGAGCCAGGCTGAAACCACCTCTAACCTGATTGGCTCGACGGATGCGAACGGTAAATACACCGGCATGAAGGCGCTGCTGAGCGCGCAAACGCAACTGGGTGTTAAACCCCGCATTCTCGGCGTACCAGGTCTGGACTCGCTGGAAGTGGCGACAGCGCTGGCCAGCATTGCCCAGCAGCTGCGTGGCTTTGCCTACGTGTCTGCCTGGAACAGCAAAACCATCTCGGATGCCATGAAGTATCGCGAAAACTTCAGCCAGCGTGAGCTGATGGTGATCTGGCCAGACTTTATGGCCTGGAACACCGCCACGAACAAATCTGAAATGGCTTATGCCACTGCACGTGCACTGGGCCTGCGCGCCAAAATTGACAACGACACCGGCTGGCATAAAACCCTGTCTAACGTGGGCGTCAATGGCGTAACCGGTATCTCCGCAGACGTTTTCTGGGATCTTCAACAGACCGGCACCGATGCCGATCTGCTGAACGAAAAGTGTGTGACCACGCTGATTCGCAAAGATGGTTTCCGTTTCTGGGGCAACCGTACCTGTAGCGACGATCCACTTTTTGCCTTTGAAAACTACACCCGCACGGCACAGGTGCTGGCCGATACCATGGCCGAAGCGCACATGTGGGCCAACGACAAACCGCTGACGCCGGTGCTGGTGCGCGAAATCATCGCTGGCATCAATGCCAAGTTCCGCGAGCTGGTCAGTGCTGGTTATCTGCTGGGCGCAAACTGCTGGTATGACGACAGCGCGAACGATAAAGAGACCCTGAAGGCGGGCAAACTGTTTATCGATTACGACTACACACCGGTGCCGCCGCTTGAAGATCTGACCCTGCGTCAGCGCATCACCGACACCTATCTGGCGAACTTCGCCGCATCCGTAAACAGCTAAGGAGCCGGATAAATGGCACTGCCACGTAAACTTAAGGGGTTAAACCTCTTCAATGATTCAAACAGCTACCAGGGCATCGTCACCGCCGTGACGCTGCCGAAGCTGTCGCGCAAGCTGGATACCTACCGCGCTGGCGGTATGAACGGTGCGGCGTTCATCGATAACGGCCTGGACGATGCCGCACTCGATATGGAGTGGACGCTGGGCGGGATGGATGAGCTGGTGTTAAGCCAGTGGGGCGCAACCGCCAACGTACCGCTGCGTTTCACCGGTTCTTACCAGCGCGATGACACCGGCGAAGAAATTGCCGTGGAAATCGAAGTGCGCGGTAAGCACCAGGCCTTTGATTTCGGTGAAGCCAAACAGGGCGAAAACGCTGAGACCAAAGTCACCAGCAAAAACACCTATTTCAAACTGACCTGGAATGGCAAAGAGCTGATCGAAGTCGACACCGTCAACATGGTGGAGAAGGTCAATGGCGTCGATCGCCTGGAACAGCGTCGTAAAAATCTCGGCCTGGTGTAATAAAAAAGGCCGGCGCGTCCTGCGCTGGCCCTCTTTATCCTGATGGAGAAAAAATGGAACAGCTTGATAAACCAGAACTGAAAGAAAACCTGGTGGTGCTGGAAAGCCCGATTTCACGTGGTGATGTGGTGATCAGCCAGGTTGAGCTGGTGAAACCAACGGCAGGATCGCTGCGTGGCGTGCGACTGGCCGACCTGGCCTCGTCTGATGTGGATGCCCTGTTAATGGTGCTGCCCCGTATCACCCTGCCATCGCTGACCAAAGCGGAGTGCAATGCGCTCGATCCGGTGGACCTGATTGCCCTGGGCGGCAAGGTGATTGGTTTTTTGTCAGCGAAATCGGCTGGGTAAGCTGGCCCCGCGATCTAACGGTCAATGACCTGATGGCCGACATTGCCAGCGTTTTTCACTGGCCACCCTCAGAAATGTATCTCATGTCGCTGGAAGAGTTACTCGACTGGCGGCATAAAGTGATGATCCGCAGTGGAGTAACCTCTGATGAGTAACACGCTCAAGCTGCAAGTGCTGCTGGAGGCGGTTGATCGGGCCACGCGCCCGTTCAATGCCGTGCGTAAAGAAACAGAAAGGCTGTCTGCGGATATCCAGGAAACGCAAGACCGTCTGGCAGAACTTAACGCCAAATCCGCGCAGATTGAAGGGTTCCGTGATACCCGAAAAGAACTGACGCTGACCCAACAAAATCTTAAAAACACCCGGGCAGAAGCGGCAGCACTCGCCATTGAACTGAAAAACACCAAAAACCCCACCGTTGAACAAGCGCAGGCGCTGGAGAAACTGCGCCTGTCTGCCAACGCGTTACAACAAAAGAACATTCAGCTGCGCCAGTCGGTGCAGGATCAGCGCCAGTCGCTGAATGACAGCGGGATTTCCACGCGTCGTCTGAGCAGCGAGCGCCAGAAGCTGAACCAACAAACAGAGCGGACCCAATCCACCCTTGATGCGCAGGGGGAGTCGATGGGGTTGCTGAATCAGCGCCAGGATAAGCTCAATCGTACCCGGGATCGTTACCGCGCCGGCATGGCGCTGGCGGATAACGTGCAAGGTGCCAGCAACAAGGCCAAAGACTTCGTCGAGAAGGGCCGCAAGGTTATCGATTATCTGTCACCTGCGGATGCGAATAACGGCAAGGATCAGGCGGCATCCCTGTCTGTTAATCCGAACAACAGCGGTGCGCAACCGGATATCGCTGAGCTGAATAAGGCCAAAGACTTCGCCGAGAAGAGTCGCAAGGTTATCGACTATCTGTCACCTGCCGATGCGAATAACGGCAAGGATCAGGCGGCATCCCTGTCTGTTAATCCGAACAACAGCAGTGCGCAACCGGATATCGCTGAGCTGAACAAGGCGATGGCCAGCATCGGCCCGGTGGCAAAACAAGCCGGCGTCAGCGTCGGTCAGGCATCGGCGATGATCGGCGTGCTGGCCGAAAACGGCATGACGGGCAGCGCTGCGGGCGCAGGCGTCGGTGCCATGTTGTCGCACGTGCAGGCACCCGATGACAATGCAGACAGCGCACTGAAAGCGTTGAATGTTGTTACCGCAGACGGCGAGGGCAACAGTCAGCCGATTTTCACGGTGCTCAGCCAGGTGCAGACGGCGTTTGAGAAAAACAAAATCGATGCAGCCCAGCAGGCAACCTATCTGCAGGCTATCTTTGGCGAACAGGGCGCGGCTCCTGCCGCTGTGCTTATGAAAGGTGCCGCCAGTGGACGTCTGGATCAACTGTCTCAGGCGCCGGCGGCTCAGCAGCCGGTTGATGACTCTGTTGACACCAACCTGCAAACCATCAGTCAGGACGGCTTATCCGTACAGTCCGTTCTGACCGGCGTGATGAATATCAATCCCCAGCTTTCGGACAGCCTGCTGACGCTGGCGGCCAGTGGACTGACGTTGGTGGACTCACTCGCCAGCGTGGGGAATATTGTCTGGCCGGTCATTAGCGGGTTGAGCACCATCATGGCGGGCGCTGAACTGCTGGGCGGTGCGTTTGCCATCATCGGTGGTGCGATTACGGCGACGCTGGGCGCAATTACGCTGCCGGTTGTGCTGCTTGGCGCGGCTATCGCGGCGGGCGCGATGCTGGTTTATCAGTACTGGGAGCCGATCAGCGCCTTTATCAGCGGCGTTGCTCAGGGCTTCAGTGCGGCGATGGGGCCGATAAGTGAGGCGTTCGCGCCGCTGAAGCCGGTATTTGACTGGTTCAGCAACAAAGTCTCTGAGCTGGGCTCCTGGTTCTCAAAGCTGCTGGAACCGGTGAAGTTTTCTCAGCAGGAACTGGCCTCGGCAGGGGAGATGGGACAGCGCTTCGGCAATATGCTGGCGACGGCACTCAAATTACCCGGTGAAGCCCTGAATCAGCTGCGGGGCGGCATTGACTGGGTGCTGGGCAAGCTTGGCATCATCGATGAGAAATCTGACAAGGTGAAAGACAAGCTGCCTCCGCCCAAAATGCGCGAACAGGACGACGAGGATGAGGATAACGCGGATGCCCGTCCTGCCGCATCGCGCGCCAGCCTGAACAGCACGCTCAATCAGCCTTTGCCCTCGGTTAACAATTCAAACGTGGATAACCGGCAGCACACGGTCACCAACAACATCAATGTGACGGGCGACCCACAGGCGATTGGACTGGCCGTCGCGCAGGCTTCCACGGTATCGCCGTGGTCCACGGCTGATCGCAGCTATAACTCCATGTTTAGTCTGGATTAATTAACCATGATGATGATATTAGGCATGATGCCGTTTGTACGGCAAACCCTGCCCTTCGACAATTTGCAGCATGACATTACCTATCGCTGGGCGAAAAACAGCCGCGTGGGGCGCCGTGAGTCGACTCAGTTTTTGGGCGGCGGCGACGATAAAATCAAGCTGTCTGGCGAACTCCGGCCTGAAATCACCGGCGGCAATGTCACGCTGCTGGCACTGAAGACCATGGCCGATGAAGGGCTGGCGTGGCCGCTGATTGGCGGCAATGGCATTATTTACGGCATGTTTGTTGTGACGGATTTCTCGGCCACGCATACCGAATTCTACAGCGACGGCAGCGCGCGCAAGATAGGCTTTACCCTCAACCTGCTGCGGGTAGACGATTCACTAACCAGTATGTTCGGGGACTTAAAAAGGCAGGCGGAAGAACTGCAAAACCGGGCCAGCGACGCAGCGCAACGGGTCGGCTCTGTCATCAACAGCGCCACTTCTGCGCTGAGCGGAGGGCGCTGAGATGAGCGATATCGCCCCGATTCCCGTGCCCCTGCGTGTTGCGCCTACACCGGACTTTAATATCAAAATTGAGACGAAGGATAAAACGGAAGATATTCGCCCACGGCTGATTTCTCTGAAGTTGACGGATAACCGTGGCCTGGAGGTCGATCAGCTGGATCTGGTGCTGGACGACAGTGACGGCCAGTTGGTCATGCCGCCCTTTGGCGCGAAAGTGGTCTTAGAGATAGGCTGGAAGGGGCAGCCGCTTGCAAATAAAGGCTCCTACATCATTGATCAGGTCACCTACCAGGGCGCACCGGACACGATAACGGTGGTCGCCCGAAGCGCCGATTTTAGCGGTTCGCTCGATGTTAAAATCACTGATTCATATCCGGACATGACGGTTGGCGAGGTTGTGGAGAAAATCGCGAAACGTAACGGACTTACCTCCGACGTGCGGCCGGAGATAGCCAAAAAAAAGATTAAGCATATCGATCAGACGCAGGAAACGGACGGCACGTTCATTACCC